AACACCGCACTGTCTTACAACATAGCTTACAAATGCCGCACACCACCAAAAGTTATATCCTATATTCTCAACATTGTCGGAATACCAATGAGTGTATTTATTGTTATTTCCGCACTTGCCCCCTATTTCCTGCATTTCTTTTCTTGCACGTTCCGCAACATCAAATCCCGATGACATTATTCAAGCAGCCCCAATCTATCCAACCACACAATTACACGCAAATCATTATATTGTAAATTCCATCCTTCGTCCGTTCCGCTGAGTACACCCTTGTCAACAGCCTTTTGAACACTCTTTCGTGCCCATTCCGGCATGTTTTCATCAATATAGTTATATATCATTGGATTTGCAAGGGTTTCAACAAGTCCTACAAGGTATGCAACTTGTTCTTTGAGTTTATTAAGTTCTTCCATATCAATTTCATCCTCCGCATTGCTTTGACCCTCATAATTCAGAAGATTAAACTCCTCTAAATCAAGTGTGTACCAAAGGTCACCGTCTGTCTTTATTGTGTATTTAAAGTCCTTGACCGCAACAGCCATATTTATCGGTGTTTCTGTAATAATGAGGCGTATAGGAAGTTTCAGGTCTATCCATGTATCAATTTTATATACATATTCCCACCCCTTCATTGACTTATCACGCAGATACGGATAATCTCTTATCGGGAAAAAGCTTGAAATAGAAATACTTTTTAATTTCGGACTTCCTATCAGCATAAGTTCGCCGTGCGATACCGTTTCAAATGTTTCGGTTGACTGTGGTTTGCTTATTGTAAACTGTGACGGCAAAACAGGAATTTTCAATATATCCGCTCTGTTATTTACGCTCAAATATATATCCAAATTCGCACCTCCGACCTAAAAAACTGCAAAGAAAAAAGCCGTCAGGAGTTGACAGCCACAAAAATCACATATTCTCCAACACTTCAACAATTCTTTTTGCCACCTTATTTGCCAAAGTATCATCATCTTCACCGTTTGAATACACAGTAACATTTATCTGGTTTATTATGCTTGGTTTCTCATTTGCAGACACCGGTTTCATATAGTTCTGCAGTGTGTTCCAAAATCTGTCGAGCGGAAGAATTGCCTCTGCTCCGGATTCACCTCCGACCATAGGGAAACCACCGTTCATACCGAACATTGTAGGACGTGTCATAATACCGCCTTTTGCGTACCATTGTATGCCTAATTTCGGTATCGGTGTATTGATACCGGCAATACTGATAGTTCCCGTCTGCACAATATGTGGAGTTTTAATAATACCTTTTATCCCGTTCCATACATTGCTTATTATACTCTTTATTGAATTAAAGACGCCTGACACCGTGTTTTTGACTGAATTAAACACATTCTGAAATGTTGTTCTTATACTGTCTATTACTGTTTTAATTCCTTCTGTAACATTCGTTACAACCGTCTTTATATTGTCAAAAGCAAGTCCTGCGGATAATGTTATCATATTCCAAATATTTATTATAACATTCTTCGCACCGTCAATTATTAATGTAATTCCGCTTATCACATTCTGCACACCGTTTTTTATAGTTTCTGTGTTCAATGTAAATATACCGACTATCACTTGGAACACACCGGATATTGTTGTTTTAATGCCTTCAAATATTCCTGCCACCGCCGTTTTTATATTTTCAAAAACAGACTTTATGTTATCAAAGAACATTTGAAAATTCTGCTTTATTCCGCCTATAATATTCGATATTACCGTTTGTATATTTAAGACGGTATCGGATACTTGATTTTTAATGCCGTCAATAACTTTTCTGACAGTTGCTTTGATGTCATTTACAATCTCGGAAATTACATTTTTAACCGGAGCAAGTGCTGTGCTTACCGAAGTTTTTATTTCTGCAAATTTTTCAGTAATTGCGGTTTTTATCGAAGTAAATTTCTCCGCAACTTTGTTCTTTATTCCGTTTGCGACATCACCGATTGACGATAACTTTTCTCCGACAGTTTCTTTAATCCCGTTAAACTTCTCACTGATTTTTGTCTTTATTCCGTTAAATGCACTTATGCATTTATCCACTATCGGTTTCAAAGCACCTTCATTATATGAATTTCTCACAAATTCAAAGGCTTTTGAAAAGGCACTGCCAAATACATCTTTTATGCCTGATAATTTTTCTTTGACAGTATTCAGCATAGGAGAAAGTTTTGTTTTTACACTCTCGACAACCTGTCCGAGTTTTCCGCCTGTAAGAGAGTTTATTGCATCATAGCCGGTCTTGTAATATTCTTTTATTGCTGTCATAGTACCGGCGACTGCACCTTTTATTCCTCCGCCGTGTTCCTGATAGGAATTCTTGATGTTATTCAGTTTTGTTGATACCGTATTTTTAATACCGTCCCAAACATTTGCTGCAGTTTCCTTGACTTTACCCCAAGCATTTGAAACTGTATCTTTTATCCCGTTGAACACATTCTTTATACCGTTCCAGAGATTTTTCGCTGTTTCCTTTACCTTGTCCCAATGTTTAAAGAGCAGAACACCCACCGCAATAACCGCACCGATAGCAATAACAACAAGACCTATCGGTGATGTGACAAACGTCATTATTGCACCGAACACTCCCGTCACCACATTAAGTGCCTGAGTTGCGGCAATTTGAGCGATAGTCGCAGTTGTAAGCGGTGCAAAAGCAGCCGCCTGCGTTCCTGTCATGACAGCAGAAAATGCAATTAGTCCGTTTCTTATCCCCTCGACTACATTTGCAGCCGCAACAGCAATTTTATATGCGGTTACCGCTCCGGCAATTCCGGCAATCACAGGTGAAAGTGTGCTTGCAGCGGATATTACACCTGAAGCAATATTCATCACTGCCACAAGTGAATTGCACAAATTCGGTACTACTACATTTGCAAGTGTCTGAATTAATTCAGTACCGTTTCCGCTGAATGCGTTTACAATGCTGTTCCTGACATTATCAAACGCATTATGAAGTCGTTCTATTGCCGGCTGATTATTTTGAATTGCATTCTTTACAGCGTTAAATACCGTGCTTGCAGTATTATAAATTGTCTGAATTGCAGAAAATAATCCGTTTCCTATTGTAACAGTAACATAAGAAATAGCGGGAGTTAATGCACCGAGTCCGTCAGACATAGACTGAAGAACGCCTTTAAACTGCGATGAACCGAGTGCATCAAATATCGCAATTTTCACACCCTCGAACTGCGACTTTAACAGTGTGAGTTTACCGCTTACCGTGTCATTCATAGTGTCAGCCATTTTTAAAGCCGCACCTTCCGAATTATTTATAGCGTCAGACAATGAGTAAAAATCATCAGGACTTGCATTCACGATTGACAGAAATCCCGACAGTGCATTTTTTCC